CCTGACCTTTCTCTCCCTGAAATGTCCACACGCGTACCGGAATCACCCTTTGACAAGCCATAGGCGGCCGATATGAGCGAGGTTCAAGCCGAGGTTATACCGATCAAACGGGGGCTAAAACAAAAAGCCCTTGTAGGCGCGTTAAAGCCGCGCATTCACACGCCCTTGCTTAAAGGGCATACAAAATCACAAGAAGTGGCCGATCTTGCAGAGAAAATCGGAATGCCGCTGCTTCCTTATCAGCGCTGGGTGTTAGACGACATGCTCAGGGTTGATAAGGACGGCGAATTTATACGTAAAACGTGTGCGTTGCTCATAGCCCGTCAAAACGGAAAGACGCATTTAGCCCGGATGCTTATTCTGGCTCATTTATTCCTTTGGGATTCCAAATCAGTCATTGGTATTAGTTCGAACAGAAATATGGCTTTACAAACCTTCAGGGATGTAGCTTACATAATCGAGGATAATGAATTCCTAGCTGCTGACGTTAGATCCATACGGTATGCAAACGGCCAGGAATCAATAACTACAAAACGCGGCGCAAGGTATGAAATTTTGGCTGCTACCAGAGACGGAACTCGCGGTAAAACCGCAAACTTCTTATTTGTGGATGAACTTCGCGAGATATCAGACGAAGCATGGAAAGCAGCCCGGCCTACAACGCGTGCCACCGGCGGAATGACGTTTACGTGTTCAAATGCTGGCGATTACTTCTCCACGGTACTTAATGAGCTAAGGGAATCCGCCTTATCCTATCCAAGCAAGTCATTTGGCTGGTATGAGTATTCTGCGCCGCAACATTGCAAGATACACGACAAAAAGGCATGGGTAATGGCAAACCCGGCCCTGGGACATTTAATTACGGTTGAAACATTAGAAGAGGCGGTTGCTACAAACTCTATTGAATCCACCAGAACCGAGATGTTGTGCCAATGGGTAGATTCACTGCAGTCGCCCTGGGTTTATGGATCAATTGAATCTTGTAGTCAATCAGACTTGGTGCTACCCGTTGGAAGCCAAACCGTCTTGGCTTTCGATGTAGCGCCCACTAAACGATCAGGAGCACTTGTAGCAGCACAGGTGCTTCCTGACGGTAAAATTGGGGCCGGTTTAATGCAACTATGGTCATCTGAGGTTGCAATAGATGAAATTAAAATGGCTAGTGATATTAACGATTGGGCAATGAAATATCGGCCAATGAAAATCCTTTACGATAAATACGCAACGCAATCAATAGCGCAAAGACTTGAACAATCCGGCCATAGGGTAGAGGATTGCTCTGGGCAAGCCTTTTACCAGGCGTGTAGTGATCTCGGGGATTCACTTGCAAACCTGCGTCTTGTCCACTCGGGGCAACCGGACTTAGTTGCACACTTAAACAACTGTGCAGCTAAGACCAATGATGCTGGCTGGAGAATTATTCGTAGAAAATCGGCCGGCGATGTAACGGCTGCCATTTCTTTAGCAATGACGGTTCATGAATTAACAAAACCACAACGTGTGGCAAATATCATAATTTAATAAAACTGTGCTACAATATTCCCTTATGGGTATATTGGCTAATCTAGGGTTTACAAATAATAAAAAATCTCTCAAGGCCCAATATGCTCCTGCCATTATGGATGTGCCTTATGGCACTTGGTTTGGCAACAATAACTTTGGCGGTTACAACAATTACGTTAATGCAATTGATCGCCAGGCTGCCGTGTCGGTTCCGGCAGTTACAAGATGTTTAAACTTAGTTAAAGGCGTTATCTCATCTGTACCGCTTGAAATTTACTCAACCAAAACCGGAGAAGAATTACCCAACTTAGTTTGGGTAGATCAACCCGACAAGAGACAACCACGATCTGTAACGATAGCCTGGACCGTCGACTCACTTTTCATGTATGGCGCCGCGTACTGGAGAGTAACTGAAGTTTATCAGGATGACAATCGCCCGGCAAGATTCGAGTGGGTGCAAAATGATCGTGTATCGCAGAAGTTAAATAAAAACAACACCGAAGTTGAATACTACATGGTTGACTCTGTTAAAGTTCCTATGGATGGTATTGGAAGTTTAATTACGTTTCAGGCGATGGACCAGGGACTACTTTTAAGAGCAGCGCGTACAATAAAGTCAGCAATAGACATAGAAGCTGCGGCTTCAGTAGCTGCACAAACTCCAATGCCGTCTGGATATATCAGGAATACAGGTGCGGACCTTCCTGACGCTCAAGTACAAGGATTACTGGCTACTTGGAAGCAAGCAAGACAAAATCGTTCAACCGCTTATTTAACTTCATCTTTAGAATACCAACCTGCATCATTTTCCCCGAAAGACATGATGTACACGGAGGCCTCCCAGTACTTAGCAACCCAAGTGGCACGCGCCTGTAACGTACCGGCATATTATATTTCTGCTGACATGAATAACAGTATGACTTACCAAAACATTATTGATGGCCGTAAAGAGTTTGTGGCTTATTCGCTACAACCTTACATTACTGCCATCGAGGATCGCCTGTCCATGGATGATCTAACACCAAGAGGTCAAGTAGTCAGATTCTCGTTAGACGAGTCATTCTTAAGGGCAGATGCAATGGAAAGACTAAACGTAATAGAGAAAATGCTCACCCTTGGCTTGATTACAGTTGAACAAGCTCGAGGAATGGAAGACCTAGCACCGAACGGAGAATCAGGCGTTGATATTAACCTTCAGTAGTCCAATAGAGGCCAGTGACGCTGGTCGTAGAATAATTTCTGGTGTAGTTGTGCCTTTTAACAAAGTAGGCCAAACTTCAGCAGGCGCAGTTGTATTTGAACCGGGATCTATAACCATCCCAGACGTTAAAAAAATAAAATTACTAGCACAGCACTCAGCAACCGATCCAATTGGCCGGGCCATGTCTTTCCAAGAGACTGGTACTGAAATAAGAGGTCAATTTAAAGTGAGCGCAAGCCAAAAGGGCCAAGATTATTTAGTTATGGCATCAGAGGACCTGATTTCTGGTCTTTCAGTAGGCGTAGAAGTTACCGCTTCCAAGCCAGGCAAAGATGGCACACTTTATGTACAGGCCGCACTACTCAAGGAAGTTTCCTTAGTCGAAAGTCCTGCTTTTCAGGATGCAATCGTTACCAAGGTAGCAGCGAGCGAAAGCGAGACTGCAGAAGCAACCCAAACCGAAAACCAAACCGAAAGCGAGGCAATCGTGGAAGATAAAACTCCCGTAGCCGCAACACCAGAGGTTGAAGCTGCTGCAGCTCCAGAAGCAGCACGCCCAACTATCAAAGCAGCAACAGCACCATACAGCTCACAAACTGTACGCCATGGAATTACATCTATGGGTCGTTACACAGAGCACAAGATCAAAGCATCTCTTGGCGATGAGACATCAAAGCTATGGATTGCAGCATCAGAAGATCCACTAGTTGTTCAAGCAGCAGTTGACTCAATCGGTACAACTAACCCTGCATTCAACCCAGTACAGTACCTACGCGAGTTTGTATCTAACACAAACTTTGGTACTCCAGCAATCGATGCAATCAGCCGTGGCACTTTGCCATCATCTGGTATGTCATTCTCAATTCCATCACTTGATACAAACGGTGGCGGAACTGCACCTACAGTAGCTGCAACAGCTGAATCAGGTACACCATCAAACACAGGTATGGTTACTGATTACATCACAGGTACTGTTTCAAAGTATGCTGGACAAAACACAGTAACTCTAGAACTTCTAGAGCGTTCTGACCCAATTTTCTACGATGAGTTAACAATCCAAATGCAACGCGCATACCTAAAGGCAATCGATGCAGCTGTAATCGCTGGATTTATTTCTGACGGAACCGCAGCAACTGCACAAGCAGGATCTTCTGCTGGAATTATTGCTTATGTAGGCACAGAGTCACCAGCAGTTTATTCTGCTACTTCATACTTTGCTCGCAACCTAGTTGTGGGAACTGGTCTATGGGGAACTCTTATTGGAGCAACTGATTCATCAGGTCGCCCAATCTACAACGCACAACCAACTTCAACTGCGATGAACTCAGCTGGTGTAACTAGCCCAACTTCAATCCGCGGCAATGTACTTGGCCTTGATCTATATGTTGATAACAACGCAGTATCCTCAGTTGCTACAAACT